GTTTCCCAGTCACGATCCAATGGGTATTATACACCACCAAAAAATTGGCGCGATTGGCTATTGAAAATATATGGTGATTATGTCCAGGACAACTTCGCCGATCATCATTGTGAGTTATGGGATTGGGGCTATAATATCCAACCTAAGATTAGACCAAATCCTTTTATTGCTGTATGGCCTAGGGGCGGCGGAAAAAGTGCTACAGCAGAATTCCTGACGATTAACTTAGGCGCTAGGAAAATACGTCGCTATGGATGGTACCTTTCCCTTACTCAAGATTTGGCTGATAAACATGTAGAGACAATTTCCGGATTATTGGAAGATGCTACGTTTGCAAAATATTATCCAGAAATGTCTCAACGTGCTATCGGGAAATATGGACAATCTAAAGGGTGGCGTAGAAATAGACTCATATGTAAAAATGGATTTGTTCTGGATGCTTTGGGTCTATTAGGGGCAGAACGAGGAACGAAGTATCTAGATCGTCGCCCTGATTTTATTGTCGGTGATGATCTAGATGATGTACTAGACTCTGAAAAAACCGTTAAGAAAAAATTAGCCGTGTTACGAAAAAGTATATTTCCTGCTGGAAGTGCCGATTGTGCTATCTTAATGATCCAAAACCTTATTCTTGAAAATGGGATATTTGCCCAACTAATTGGAGAAGATTCAACTTTTCTCAGAACACGACAAAAATCTGGTCCTATTCCTGCTGTATATGATTTAAGCTATGAGACAAAATGGAGTGAGGAACATTCACGTAACCTCTTCTTTATCACAGGGGGTGTAGAATCTTGGGAAGGTCAACCTCTTGAAATTTGCCAACAACAAATGAATGATTGGGGTGATGACGCATTTCTTGAAGAGGCACAGCATGAGGTACAGGAAATAGATGGGGGAATCTTTACAGAGATTGATTACTCACGCTGTTTACCTTCAGAAGTCCCTCCTTTATCTAAGAAGGTATTGACTATTGATCCTGCTGTGACAAGTAATGACAATTCAGATTCACAAGCTATTCAGGTTGATGGACTTGATCCTGTTACCAAGATTATCTATCGTCTCTATTCTTGGGAGAAGCAGGCATCCCCTGTGAAAGCGTTTGAGCAAGCATTTATAAAAGCTTATGATTTAGATGTCCCAAGAATCTTAATTGAAGTTAATCAGGGTGGAGATACTTGGACTAGTGTCGCAAAAGAATCTTGGGAGAATCTTGTGGAGTCAAAAAATCATCCGAATTTTACAAAGCATACTGTTATGCCCTCTATTACTCATGTTTATGCAACAGCCACTATGGGGGATAAGGTTAAGCGGGCAAACAAAATGCGTAGTGCTTATGTCTTAGGCAAATTTGTTCATGTTGAAGGGACACACCAACTACTTGAGAAGTCTTTGAAACGATTCCCAGAGAAAAAACCTTTTGATCTTGTAGATACTTGTTATTTTGCAGGCAGAGACTTAGGTATGTTAAATGTCAAAAAAGTATTGGTTCAGGGGGTTTAAGAGTGGTAGTAGATGAAATACGGATTGCAATCATTTGGGTAGTGTCGGCGTTAACGGTGATTTTACTTCCTGTACTTTGTTTATTTTATCCTCTATATTACATTATTCCTCTATGGATCTTTGAACTATTTATCTTTCTTGTGATAACAAGAATGAAGGATTTGAATTAACATGTTGATGCAAATAGCAAAATTTTTATCTCCTACTGTTAAAGATACAGAAATTGCAAAGAAATTCATTACTGATACTGCAAGATTTTCAGGTGAAGGATCTTCCTCCGAACCTATAAATACAGATATCCTGTATGCAGAAGCAGTAACGAATGGATGGGTGTATTCTGCTATTCGTTTATTGGCGGATAGGCTTGCAAACCAGAAATCATTACCCATATTGGGATCGGAATTGGGAACAGGATTTGAGCCATTAGAAGAGTTTGATCTCTTTGAGAAATCGAATGGTTTATTAACATGGAACTTTTCCTTAAGATATATGTGGTGGTGGTACTTCTTACGTGGCAATGGCTATTGGTTTATTGAAACCCCATCGGTAGGAGTAGGGGAACCTATTGCCCTCTTGCCTCTTATATCGGGAAAGGTTTTACCAAAGAGTGAAACTTTAAGAGAAGGTGTAGGTATTTTTGCTGGAATGCCTGTTATAGATTATGAATATACTGTAGGTGGATCCATATCTATGCTTCCTGGTGAGAATGTTATTCAGGTACGGAATCCAAACTACTCTGATTATTGGCAAGGGCTTAGTCCTTTAACTGCTGCCCAAAGCGCCATCTTAGCTGATAATAGTCAAAGTGAATGGCAACAGACTTTTTTCACTGATGACAATGCGATTCCTTCTGCCATCATCTCATTAGATGCAACAATGGATGAACCAGATTTTAACAGTCAAATTATGTTAATTCGTCAACAATTGGATTCAGGTCAAAAAAGATTGTTTACTCGAAGTGGAGATCTAAAGGTTGAGGTATTAGGGCAAACATTGAAAGATATGCAGGTTACAGAATCAAGAGAAACAAACCGAGAAGAGATCTACTCTATTTTCGGTATTCCTACAGGATTCTTCTCAATTACTTCAGGTGAATCGGCACAAGCAGCAGAAGTAATGTTTGCACGCAATACTTTGCAACCACATATTGATATGTTGGCTGCTCAATTAACAGCAGATCTAGCACCCTACTATGAGACAGCTTCGCAAAGACTAATTTTTAAGTCACCTGATATTATTCCTCAAGACAGAGCGTTAGCCGTTCAGGAAACTACTATCTATTCACAGTTTAGAAGTTTAAATGAGACCAGAAAAGAGTTAGGCTTGCCCCCTGTGGATTCGGACGTAGATCCCGAATTATCTTCTCTTGCGGATACCCCTTTGAAACTTTTGGAGTTTAAAAATCAAACACCTGATTTTGATCGAACTTTCACAAGGGAAGTAGGTGCATTGATTGGTAGCGATTCCCCTAGAACTACCACAGCCCGAGAAGCATTGAAAGATCTACCTATCGCTGTAGATAAGAAAGATCTGTATCGAGAGTTACGACAGTGGAAAAATAAAGCAATAAATTATTGGGGTAAAGGGGAAGGATTAGATGGGTTACGGTTTAATTTTGAGTATCTTCCCCCTGTGGTAAGTGACTCATTAGTTCGATTAAGTAAAGGATGTAAAGGTGTATCTGATATCAGAGAACTTACCCAACTTATTAACCATAATATTGATTCTTTGGACGCTGTTGCACTTAAAGCAATTGATCTTTCTTTGGATCCGGAAGATACAGATAGAGAATGGGAAGAATTATCAGCGGGAGAAAGAATCAATACACGAGATATCTCAAGGGTTTTTACTGATCTGTTTGAAGAGTTACAAACGGATCCGGATATTCGATGGTCAACAGAAGCTTTGGCTATTCAGGATGTGACACAATTTCTTACTGGGAATGAATCTTTAATTGAAGTACTTGAGGAATCCCTCAGACGATCCGCAACATTAGGATCGGAAATTGCTTTTAGGCAACTAGAACGTGTGGGGATATCAACTACAGCAGGATTTGATTTTCGCACACCTTTTACTTTGGCATCTGAATGGGCTAGGACAGATGTAGGGGAATTGATTACTCAAATTGATGGGACGACTCAACAAACTGTTAGAGATGTTGTAGCTGATTATTTTGCTCAAGAAGTACGTGGGCAAGCCCGAACGGAGGTAGCCGTAGCATTAAGAGAGCATATACATGGTCTTTCTCCTCAACGGGCTGAATCAATTGCTATTACTGAAAGTACTCGAGCGGCTAATGAGGGACACACACTTTCTTATGAGCAAGTTCCCGGGTTGGTTAAAAAGCGGAAATGGTTAACAACTCGAGATGAGATAGTCAGTAGATGTTTTCTCAGGAATACTTATGTCGATGGGATTCGTATAGACAAAATTCAATCAGGTGATAAAATTCAGACAAGACAAGGAAAACAAACAGTTGTTAGCCCTACTGTTTCTGATTTCACAGGGGGTATACGAATACTAAAGGTAGATGGATGTTTCCCCCTGTGGTGTACCGAAGATCATTTAATATGGGATGGACTAGGATGGAAACAAGCAATTGAGTTCAACATTGGTGAGACAGTTTATGGCAGAAATAATCAACCCATGTCTATCACTAGTATTATTGATGTCGAGATCGGAAATTCTGATCACTCTATATCCCAACGAATTAAGAATGCCGTCACGTTTCTTATCTCGATCTCGCTGTTGTTTTGTGCGATGCCAGTACACTCCATCAATCTCAAGACAGATATTGAAATTGGGTAAATAAAAATCAATACTATAACGTTTAATTTTGTATTCTTGTTTGAATTTGATGTCAAGTTGTTCTAAAGTTTCACGTGTATGTTTTTCTGGGATTGTTTCACCACAATACTTACGGTAACAGGATATTGAACAGAACTGGCAGTCATTCGATGGGACAGTTCTGAATTCTTTTGAACAATTTTTACACTTTCGAATAACAGGTGGACGGTAACATTCTTCGGAACAATACTTTTTCGTTTTATAGGACTTTCCATTTGTACAAGAACTCGTTACTGTCCAAGTAAATTCTTTATGACATCTTGCACAAGTTCCTTTATGGATATGGGTAATTCTTTTCTTTGGTGGAGGTTTTCTTGGGATTGATCGACATTCTAGAGAACAACGGATGTATCGATCAGCATAAGATTTTTTGACTTCAAATTTCTTATTGCATACAGGACAAATTTTTGTCATGTAATCACTATACTTACGTCCTTTGGTAGAATGATTTGACCTATTCTTCATATAACAGTCACGGCTACAATATAAGGTTTCTCTTGAAGGTCTAATTTTAAAAGGTTTTTCACAATGAGCGCAGTTAATAATTTTTGGCATAGATATCGATCCTTTACAAGTTTTGTGTTTAATACAGCAGAAATATTATATCATATCCTAACTTCTAAGCCAAATAAAGTCTATTGTCTTAATATGGGATCTATTCCAGAATTTTATGCAAATGGTATTTTAGTACATAACTGTCCTATCTGTAGACCAATGGAAGGGCAAGTAACTGGTATAAGAGAACCGTGGGTTCATCCACAGACAGGAAGATTAGTTACGATACCAGGACATCCTAGATGTAGATGTCGTGAGACTGGTGTTATCGAAGAAAGTGATCTTGAAGCAGTTTTGGAGTCAATGGTAACAGTAGCAAATAGTGAAATAGCAGAAGGTTAGAAATGGTAAAGATATCTGATCAGTTAAGAAAAAATGGTCCCCCTGTGAATCATTCAGGAAATGTACCAACTGTAAGTTTATTTCCTGAACAAACTTTTAATGTAGATGAAGCATGTAAACATGCTCCCGATACAATTATCTACGGAGATATTCCACAAGAGGAACTTACTAAATCTGTAGAGAATTTATTAGTGCATCCCTCACAGGGGTATGAATATGTGGATCATCCTAATCATTATAATAATCATCCTTCGGGAGTGGAATGTAAGGAGATTATTGGAGAATTCAATTTTAATATTGGCGCTGCGATTAAACATCTATGGCGATGTGGACTTAAACCAGGATCTAAAGCTATTGATGATCTACGTAAGGCTATCAAATACATTGAGTTTGAGATTGAGAGATTAGAAAAACATGGCAGGAGTTGAACTAAGTGATATATCAAGAGTGGTTAAGAAATTTGGACGTCTTCGAACTGCTCAGTTTTTACGCCCGCCAACATTGGCTAGTCTTGTATTGTTAGAGAGTGGGATAACAAACTCTCCTCCAGAATTACCAAATCAGACATATGTAAGAACAAACAATTATGTCCAAGGGTGGAACATTCCTCAGTTGTCTGTTTCTCCTGATAGAGTACAGGGGAAAGTAGTCACAAATATTGAATATGCTCCTTGGGTAGGAAGTTTTGTTTTTCAGGCTGGTATACATCGTAATAGATGGCCTACTGATAGAGGGGTGATGTTACGAAACCGAGATCAAATTGTACGTAACTATCAAACGGCAATTCGTATAGCACTTAAGTAAAAGGATTATAATAATGGGAAAGTTCACAGATAAGTTACACGAAGCACTTGCGGTTAAAGCCCATAACCTGCACGATTGGATTATTGGCTATACTCATCGGAGTTGGTCGGTGTTATTTGATGAGATGCTTATGGATGGCACTTTGAACCAAACTGAACGAATGGCATTGAGTAGTATCATTGGTGATTCCTTAAGAGTGTTCTCAGAGGGTCTAACGGAAAGACTTCCTGAATTTCGTGATCGGGCAAGATGGGATTCTGCACCCGATGATCCGGTGGTAACGTTCGAAGGTGTGGGGGAAGCGGTTGAAGGGTTAGTTACAGATCAAGATCTTATGGCCAGTAGATCTCTTTTTGTAAAAAGTGTTAGCGCACCTGTTACTTTTACTTCTCAGAGTAAAGATAGAATCGGTGGATGGCTAGTTCTCTATGGGGATTCTGGAACGAAAGATATCCAAGGAGATTTTTTTGATGATCATACAGTAGGTATGTTGGAAGTTTTTAATGTAACTAAATGCCTACCCTACCTATACAATCATGGGGGTGATCCATATTTGAAAGGTTCCCCTGTGGGAGTGATTGACACAATTGAAGAAAAAGACATCGGACTTTGGTATGAAGCACAATTAAACCTCTCTACAAAATACGCTGCTGCGGTACAAGGATTGATCGAGCAAGGTGTGTTAGGAACAAGTAGTGGCGCAATTCCCCGAAGTGTGGTAAAGTCAACAAATGGGCATATTAAGTCTTGGACAATCTATGAGGGAAGTGGGACGCCATGCCCAGTAGATCCAAGACAATTAACCCATCCATTAACCGTGCTAGAAAAAGCAATCGGGAAAGAATTTCTAGAGGGTTTACAGCAAAGTAAATCATATGATTCTTTAGATGCTAAGAAAGCACAACTCGAATTACTCTTGTTGAATGTTTAGTGTTTAAGGATGATAATTATGAATCTAAGAGAAAAGTTAGCATTGCTAGTTGAACAATCTAGGGATGCTTATGAGAAGGGAAATATTGAGGAGGGGAACCGACTCAAGGGAGAAGCTGAAACGGTTAGCCGAAGTTTGAAAGCCCTAGATGAATTGAATAACATTACAATTCCTACGGATCCTGCTTCGTCAGTATCTGGAAGTAATGTTGCAACAGTTTCAGTGGTTACAGGTGCAAACCAAGAAACAGATGCTAATAAGGGAATTGATACCTCTCTTGTTGCTGCTACGCAAGATGATATTGACCCTGTGGCACAAGCAGCATACATTACACGTTTTGGTACCACAGAAAAAGCTGTAGATCAGATTCTTGTAGATCTGCATGGACAGGATCATCAAAACAAATATTGGGAGCAGAAAAAAGCTTTTGGTATTTACCTTCGAAGTGATCCACAACTACCTTTACCTACATGGGTAAACAAAGCCCTTACTGAGGTTATTCTCACACCAGAAGTTGTCAAGGGTGCTCTCTTTACTGGGTTTAGTGATGTTGAATCCATGAAAGCTACTATGGTATCGGGTATCAACACTCTCGGCGGGTATGTAGTTCCAGTTGATGTACAATCGAGAATTGTCTCACGTATTGCAGGCATGACAATCATGCGTGGTCGAGCATTTACGACAAATACCAGTAGAGATCGTGTAGAATTTCCAGTTGTAACAGGTGGAGATTCTCAGTATACTTCTGCTGTACGTGTCACATGGGTTGATGAGACGCCTGCCCCAGGTGTTGCTGATACAAACCTTACTTGGGGTTTAGAGCATATTCCGGTGCATACAGTACTTGCCACAACAAATGTGTCTCGAAACAATCTAGAAGATGCAGCTTACCCAGTGGAATCTATCCTAATACAGAAATTTGCTGAAGCATCCGCCATTGATGAAGATAATCAATTCCTCACAGGGGATGGAGTAGGGAAACCCCAAGGTGTATTGCCCGGAGGGACTAACCTACGTGGATTATCTGAGGTCAATTCCGGAAGTGGTACAGATGTAACTTGGGATGGTTTAACAAAGCTTACATGGGGACTTGATTCGCAGTATAGACAGAACGCTGTCTTTATTGGTGCTCGTTTAACCTACCAGAACATTGCCTTGCTCAAAGATGGTGAGAATCGCCCTTACTGGAATCAGAATGCCTTTAATATGTCTGATGACGGCAAACAGACAATGCTTAAAGGTCATATGGTCTTAGAACAAGAAACTATGCCTGCTATCGCTACTGATGCATTCCCACTACTCTTTATGGATCCTTCGGCATATCAAATTGTGGATCGTGTTGGAATGACAATTGAACGTTACCTGGACTCGAGCACAGCAGAAATTAACCAAGTGAAATTTGTTATGCGTCGCCGCTTAGGTGGACAACTTACGGATACTTGGAAGTGTGCAGTGCAAAAAATCGCTACGTAAGTTAGAGGAGATTCAAAATAATGGTTAACGATAGAGCATTTAAGGACGGATTTAAAATTGTTGCTGGTCAAACCAGCCCAGAAGATCAATTGGCAGCGGGAAGTTATCCATCATCGGGTAGCTTTGTCGATGTACGTGGGTATGAATGGGCGCATATTCTTGTTCACTTAGGTGCAATTGATGCATCCGATACCCCTACCTTTACGCCTCAAAGTACAGATGCAGCTAATGGGACGCTCCAAGATATTGACGCAAGCATCATCCATGTAAGCGCTGCTGATGACGACGATGAGTTTGTACTATGGTCGATTGAGACACAGAAATTGGCAGAAGGACAAACCCATATCACATTAACAGTTTCTGATGTAACAAATGGTAGCTACGGTGACATTGTTCATATTCTTGGAACCGCACGTCACGCACCTGTTACACAGACTGCTGCCTTACCGAGTGGATCACAGTATGAATATGCTGGCTAATTGATAACACTTCTCTACACTCCTTGTTCATCCCCCTGTGAGATATGCGCCTTCTCACAGGGGGTAAGGATCTATAAATGGCCTATACAACACTTGCAGCAGTAAAAGAATATATGGGTTTGTCTGCTTCTAATACAACAGATGATGATCTGATAAATTCCTTAATTGTTCAGGGACAATCATTCATAGATCATTATTGCCGAAGGTCTTTTGAGGAATCAACACAAACTCGATACTATGATGCCATAGATAACGTAGTTAATGGGATGCTTTTTCTAGATCAGGATCTATTATCCGTAACTACATTAACAGTTGATGGTAATGTATATGCCTCTAGTGTTTACACACTTCTACCTAGAAATATTTCTCCTAAAAGTTCCGTTACATTAAAGAAAAGTTCGGGAAAGCAATGGACCTATACAACAGATCCCGAAGACTCAATTAGTATCGAAGGAACTTGGGGGTATAGTTCAACTCCATCGGATGATATTGTGTACGTAACGAATCGTTTGGTGACATATTATTATCGCAAAAAAGATGCTCAAGTTTTTGACGATGTAGCATTCTCTCAGGCAGGTGTCGTTACTGTCCCTAAAGGGTTTCCCCAAGATATCTTACAGATACTTGGACAATATAGGAGAAGGACAATACGATCCTAATGGCTATATCTATATCAAATAGTATATCCCTTCTACAAACTTTACATGGGGGAATTACAGGGGTTAAACTTGCCCCGACAGTTTATAGGGGATCAATAAACACTGCACAGCTACCTTTTGTAATTACTTGGCCTGCACCCGCAGAAACAACTTATCAAACATTGAAAGCTTATCAAAGCTTACGAACTTACTCTGTGCGATGTTTTGTTGAACCAGTAGGACAGAATAACATTGATGCACCGATACAAGAGGCCATTACTTTGTTAGAACGTTTCTTAGATACCTACATGAATAATTCAACTCTTTCGGATGGAGTAACCTTAGTTCAATCTGTGGATGATACAGGGGTATTCGCAGGTGCAACCACAGGTGAAGAGTTAATTTATTCAGGCAATTTCTATGTTGGGTTTGTTTGTAGGGTTATCCTTTTGGAGCAATCCGATATACTTTAGTGTTACTATGCTTGACACACAATTGACTATCAACTTTTTCATAAGAGATTTGAAACCTCTTGTGACTGAGATGGGCGCTAGCTGGGCGCTTCTGGCATGTGGAATCCTATAGTCAAGCATTTAACTTTCATTGTGATGTAGGGGAGTGGTGGACACAATACAGGTAATGTTTCCTATATCACAATGAATTATTCTTATGACAAATATCTTACCAACTTACATTAAGCATCGAATACCTAGTGATCAAGGAACTCTTCTACAGCCAGAAGTAGCAGGGCAAAATTTAGTTACACTTTTTGGAACTATTTTAGAGGAGATCAATCTACGTTTTAATGATCCGGTAAACTTGCTTGTTTCTCAAGATGGCTTTTATCAAGAGATCCGAACGGTTGATGATCGGCCCATACAATTAGTAGGAATTGATTTCTTACAATCAATTGCTTATCAAAATATTGAACTTGTGAGTAGTCCAGAATTTCTCAATACGGTTTAGAACTTATGCCAAGACTAATAGATCCTAGTATACCCACGTTAGCGTCATTATCTAATGATGATATCTTCTATGTAGTTAATGATCCCCAAGGAACTCCCTCAGATGCTAATGTGGCTGCATCCACTATTGCTACATTCGTTGCAAATTATATCAATGAAGATATCTCGAATAAACATTTTGATTACTTTATCCCTCTCACAGGGGTGACAGATAATCAATTTAATGTGGCAGGTAGTTTAGAGGAAGTAACTACAGGGGAGTCTGGGGATTACACAACAGATTTCTCCGCTCGTGGGCATCATATCGCTATCCTTGTGAATTCAGTTACCACAGGGGGTGATATTATTATCAGTGGTGATTCTGTCACTGAAACAGATGGTGTGCCTACTATTGGAGATAGTGAAACAATCACTATTGATACCACTGGATCCCAGTATTATCAGACAGATAAGAAATGGCTCCTTGGAACAAATATTGATGTATCATCCGGGTCAATTGTTGGGATCGATTATGATGTCTTTACTCTCGGATACCTAGATCGTTTAAATATTGATTTTGATGTGGTCGGTTTTAGGGCTGAAATGCGCTCTACTAACGATACGGCGGATCTAGCAATTGTAATAGAAAAGATCCAAGATGATGGTGGAAAGAAGATGTCCATTGTCACGATTGAACATATTGGAATAGATTCCACTAATCCAAATGGAGCAATAGGTGATAGCGTTCGAACTGGTGGAAATGACAGATCTTATACTTTTAGCGAGAACGCTTGGCCTGATGATACAGATTTTGTTTTAAAATATAATGACTACGATGATTACTTTTCAAATGATGAAAATGTAATTGAAGCATCTACAAAAAATGAAGGGATTATCATTCGTTTCTTAGGTGAACCATCCGGTGGAATATCTGGAGTTGATCATTGCACACTGAATGTTTTTTATCGAAGTATTACATCTTAATCCCCCTGTGAGGAAATACCATGTCAAGAATTTATTTTGTTGTTGCAACAATACCGAATGGTGCAGCGTTATCAAATGAAATTAACTTAGCTCAAGGTCTCAATGATGCAAAGACTCTATCTTTGACAGGAATTATTATGCCTGCTGCATGGACGGCGGCGGGATTAGGTTTTCAGATATCCGAGGAAGAAGGTGGGACATATCAAGCTGTATATGATAGTGATAATTCTTTGATTGAACTTGCCACTGTAGAAGTAGATAGGACTTATATGGTTAATCCAGTGGCTACTGTAGGAATGCCCTACTTAAAACTATGGTCACAAACAGGTGGTAGCGGCGTAAATCAAGGTGATGATAGAAACTTAACTTTGATACTTCGGGATTATTCATAATGAAAAACGATCTAAAAGTAGAGATAAAAAATGATCTAAAATCTCCTTTAGTTCTTCCATCTTAGCAGGATATAGATCGATGATTATATACTTTGGTGGTGATAGTGGTGGTTCAAATGGGAATGATTGGTTGACTGATAATGGCACCCCTTATGCCGCCTATCAACCAAAGAATGCTGCTGATTTTGACGATAGTCTTTTGGATGTCTCACCTAATGGTAGAGATATTGTAAGTCATAAATTAGAATCAGAAGATTGGTCAATCGCTGGATGGACACTAGATGGATCTGCTGATAATGTAACGCTTCCGTTTGGGTTTAGTGAAAACTGGACTATTGGAATAAAGTACTCTGGTTCATCAGGAGTGACCACTGATTATTTATTTGGGGTAGGTGTAAGTGGATCTGCCCCATTAGTTCAATGTCGTCCGCATGATAGTTCCGATCAAGTTCTGTATTCTTATGGATCAGGGTTGGCTACATGGGAAGCACCTTCCGCTATGTTATCAGGAATTATTATTGGTGCAGGTGCAGATCTGTATGTTGATGGAGATTTTAAAGGTACTGCTAGCGGATCCTGGGTAGGTGGGCCTACCGATTCTATGCGTGTTGGGAGTAGGCATTCTACTATTGACACAGGTTATTTTGCAGGTATCATCGAAGCAATTATTGTTTTCAATAAAAAATTAGATGCATCAGAAGCATTAACTTTATACAATGGAATGTCAATACTTTAATCTTTCAAAGGATATCTACTAATGAGTTTCTTTATACATAAATTATTCTTTCCGTTATTGGCTGTTTCTGTATCAATATGAACGATCCTGCATCTGCACATCCTTCTTGGCAAAGTCATTTAGCAACTATTCAAGAAGCGACTACAATTCGTTATGATGTAGAACTAACTACTTTAGGTCAAAAATATACTAAATAATGACTAAAATTGTTTTACCCATCCGAACATTTGAACAATTAGAAGATGTCTCTTTTTCCCCAGGTGCAGGCACAGATGGGCAAGTTCTTTTCTATGATCATAGCATCGGGAAATTCACAGGGGATAATGGGTTAACTTATGATAAGACAGTTGAAGAACTAACCCTAAATGGTGGTGTAATCACCCCTGTGATAAAGCCTGCGTCAGATAGTGTTGTTGCTATTAGAATAACAGATTCAATTGGCGGATCAAATATTCTTAACATAGATACCATAAATTTACGGTTAGGCTTAAAAGGTACACCTGGGGCAACCTTTGACGTTTGGGGAACTAATGGCGCTACTGAAATGATGTTTCGAAATAGTAATGTTGATAACTATCAAGTAGTTAGAATTGGAACGGACGGTAACGGAAGTGGATTACTTGATCTTTATGATAAAGATCAGGTTCATTGTGCAAGATTGTATGCATGGGATGATAGAGCGGATACATGGTTCAAGTCTCGTTACTTTGGCATAGGCACGTCATCACCTGGGGAAAAATTAGAGGTTAATGGAAATGTATTGGCCGATGGATATATTGGCACATTCTTAAGACCTGAATCTGATAGCACTTCTGCTTTACAACTTCAGGATTCTGGGGGTACATCAATCGTAACTATTGATACAACGAATAGTAGGGTAGGTATTGGAGGTACCCCTATTTCTGCACAGCTAAATGTTAATTCTACAGATGCAGCTACTATAGGTCAAATCATTAAATTATCGGCAAGTCATACTGCTGACTCTTTTCAAATTACTAATAGTTCTGATGTAGTTCAATTTGCTATTGATTCTAATGGAAGAGACTTTATTTTAGACACTACAACAGGTACTAAAATTGGGACATCTACCACACAAAAGATGGGTTTCTATAATGCTACCCCTGTGGTGCAACAAAATGGTACTGGTGAAACTACAGGATTTACCGCAGGTGCAGGAACTGGGGTAAATGACGATAGTACTTTTACTGGGAATGTTGGGGCAACTGCTTACCGGATTAGTGATGTTGTTAAAGCATTGAAAAATTATGGGCTGTTAGCACAATAAGGAATTACCTATGACAAAAGAAGATGCAGTAAAGTTCTTGACAGAGGAACAAACAAAAAATCAAAAAGAATGTGCCGAAGCTATCAACGGAATTTTAGAAAAATATCAATGTACATTAGTTGGTCAACCGATAATTACACATGATGGACGTATCAGTGTCACTGTAGATATAAGGAGTACTTCAAATGGCAATTGAAATTGATAGTCGACAAGATTATCGTAAATTACAACGTTATCAAGAAAGATTAACTGAGGCACAAACTGTCATTCTTAATGGGGTATTGCCAAACTGCAAACAGGCCGTTCGGAAGTATTCACGGTTACAAAATTTTCTAGCTGATCCTGACAATAGTGAATATGCAACAGTTAATAGTAATTTGCAAGATGAGATATTATCTAAGTATTCTCAGTTAGAACCACATCTACAGGCTATTATTAGTATCATTAAAGATGATGAAGAAGGATAAACATGCCTAACACTCTCATTGAAATGGATTTAACCGCCGCAAATACTGGGCAATCAGCAAATTTAGAGTATAGAGTTCTTGAAGATGATGGTGTTACAGAACATTCTACATGGACAAATACCGGAATTGTTGAAGTTGATGCAACGGATCGACCTGGATATTATAGGGTGCAAGGGCAAGTCGATGTACCTGAAAAGGGTGGATTTATAGAGGTTCAGAATTCAGTAGGTCCAGTATTCTTAGGATCCGATCCAGTGGAACCAAATGTTTTAACCGACACTACCTACACAGAACTGATCGGAGTTCCTGCTTTCCCAGTAACAATTAAAGATATGCTTGTCTGGATGTTTATGTTAACTAGAAATAAACTTTTACAAACAACTTCATTACAAACACTTCGAGATGATGGGGATAGTACGGATCTAGCAACATCCGCTACGAGTTCCGATGGGGTTACAGTAACACGTGGGAAGTGGGCATGATAACTAGTGATGTTCAAAAGCAGGCTCTTATATCAACTTCTTTGGTAGGACATTCTTTATTACCTTTTCCTCCAGGAAGTATATCAGTCGCTAAAAGAAAACTTCTTTTGAGCATTTATCCTTTTGCCAACTCACCAACATTTAAGTATATATGTGTTGTTCCATTAGAGAATAGAACTTGTGCAGTCGATACAGAAAACAGAACTTGTGCAATTAAAGAAGAGATTAGAAGTTGCTCACCAGGATTATAAATAATGGCTTCTGTTATTGATTATTGTGAAACTTGGATTAAAGATCCGGATGCAATTCTTGACTATACGATTGATTGGGGTCCGAATTGGTTATCAGATGGGGAAACAATTTCTACCTCTACTTGGATTGTTCCAGCTAATATCACAGAAGATTCAGATAGTAATGATGATACCACGGCTACTATTTGGTTAAGTGGTGGTGTAGAAGGGGAATCTTACGATATTACTAATCGGATAACCACTTCTGCGGGCAGACAGGATGATAGAAGTTTCCAGCTAATAATGTGCCAAAGGTAAATACTTATGAATAGAATGGGCGTACATTGGATTCCTACACATGGGCGTATTGGAGATTTAGAATATATTCAGAAACTCCAACCCCTTGCGGTTAAGATAATTGATCCTGACGTGCAACAAATTTCAGATGTCCATGTCAGATCCCCTCATTCATTGATTGTTCTACGTGAACATTCAATTAGTGAGCAAAAGGAAGAGATGAAAAATAAGCCTATTCAATTAGGCCAAGATCATGCTAATTGGTGGTCACATAAAATAGGTGAGTTGCAAAACGAAGCTTCTCACAGGGGGATACCTTTCCCCCCTGTGAATAAGTTATCAATGTGTGGAATAAACGAACCTCCTGTATGGGAAGTATTAGATCAAACAGTACAATATACTGTATCATTTCTTCAAGGATTAGATCGGTTGGCCTTAAGCGGACAAGCTTTAAATCTATCTGTAGGGTGGCCTGCCAACACAGGGGATGGTACCCCTCCGAACTGGGAACCATATGAACCTATTTATCGCTATCTCACAGGGGGGATTCATTATTTGAATGTACACGAATACTGGGATATTCATGGACCTCAACAAAATTGGGGATGGTGGGGAGGGAGAATCCTTAAATGCCCTTGGAAAAATATTAGTATCATCATTGGTGAATGTGGCGTAGATAGGTATGTGGCAGGCCCAAACTTTGAAGGGAATCGAGGTTGGGTTGGGCATCTAGATCCGAATCAATATGCACATCAATTGGTAGAGTATTTAAAGATCATTACTCAGGATTCTAGAGTAAGATGCATTCAACCTTTCACTACTGATTATGGCAGCAAGGATTGGGCGTCTTTTGATACTGCTACAGCACATGATGATATATTGTATCTTTTAGGAGAGGATACTATTCCACCACCGATTGATCCTCCCCCTGTGGATGATCCTATTTTGGCTGAACTAATGAAGCAAACAGCATTGTTAGAAAGTATAAATACAGCAGTTTGGAGCTAATCTAATGGCAATTAAATCATGTGAGAATGTAACACTGACTATCAACTCTGTAGATATGTCAGCGGTTACAGATGAAGTAACTGTAAAGATGGATATGAACACTATTGAACATAGGGATTTAGCCGAATGTTCTGTTAAGAAAGAACCAACGTATCCGTCAAATGAGATCTCTCATAAGGGATATTATAATGGTCCAGATGCAGGAGAACTTGAAGGTGAGATCTATGCTGCATTGGGGGTAGATTCTACTAATGGCGTTCCAGTAGTTGTAGCTATTACAGATGCAGCAGGAACCAAGACATATACTATTGCCTTGGCGATGTCTACGAATTTGATTATTGAATCTACAGCAGATAACCTTCTGTTAGTCTCTGGTACTTGGAGACCTACAGATGGAATAATGGCTAGAACGTAAATCTATTTCTTAATAGGGGGTAATCATGGCCGCAATTCGCGCGGTACTAAATCAGGATCTATCCTATGATGGCACAGCTATTGAAGGATTTATGAACCAACATAAGTTAGAGGTACAGGTTGAGGAATTAGATGCTACAAACTATGATTCCGTAGGGGAAGAAATTATTGCAGGTGTCCAAGATTGGACGTGTAATGTAACTGCCCTTTGGTCATCTGCTCTCGATGATGCTATTGGACCAGATGCTTTAGCCGCTCCATCACCGAAGAAAACATTGGTGAGTATCACAGGGGAAAGTATCCCGAGTAACGATACGTCTTATACATGGACAACGAATGCGTTTATTGATGAGTATACAATCACTGCTACAGCAGCAGGACTAGTTACAGCAGATATTGTATTTGGATTAAATGGGAACCCAGTTAGAGCCTAATTGAAAAGGATCACCTATGCGAATTACTCCAGAAGTTAATTTTGGATATGAAGAAGAAATCTATATCGATGTGAAAGATTTTTGGACTAAAAGAGAAGTTGATCAGTGTAGAGAAGCCAGCCCAGAAGATTATCTTGCTATATGGTTTCAGAAGAAAGTTACGGATCTTTCTATCCCCTGTGAAGGACGAACTATCGATGTTACCTCAGAGATTACTTTAGATACTTTAGAAGAAATTGATTATCGACTTTATGGGTTTATTATGACCGCTCTCTATAAGGCAATTGGTAAACTTTTTTTATTGAGCCAGACCAGTTGACTACTCTGGTCGCATGGTATCGTATCCCTGAAAGCGAAGTAGAAAGAGAACTACTAGGACTTACAAAACCTTCCTTAGATGGAATCCAAGCATGTCTAGATGATACTTTGTGTTCTTTATTCCCAGGTAAACTTCCAGAAGATTTTGATACAATTGATTATGGTCGGTTGATGCAAATGTTACACGTTCGATCTATTAAATCTGCTGAATTAGCACGTGAAAGATGGATGAATGGAAAGTTATCTCATAAGGATATTTCAGCAGAACAGTGGGACTTGATTTCTAAGAATGATAAGGTATATAACGAATGGCAGTTAGCCAAGAAACATTAAGACTTATAGTTGATGCACAGCTTAAAGGACAAAAAGACCTTACTAATGTTATTAAAGGTCTTGATAACCTTGATAAAGCAGCAAAACGTACTAACCAAAGTCTATCAATTATTTCCTTAGATGTCCTATTCTCTCGTGGTAGACAACTAGCAGAAGCATCTTTGGAGATTGGCCTACTTGGAACACGTATTGATTCGCTTAGAGAAAGTTTCCAAACTACTTCTACAAGTGTTGGGCAAGATGCCGATGCTATGCTTGAAGCACTTGAAAAAAGTGCTCGAGGTCAAATCAATTCAATTGATTTGATTACTTCTGCTAATAGGGCAATGCTTTTAGGGGTTGCTACTTCTGCGGAAGAAATGGCAAAGTTGATGGAGATTGCAGAAGTACGTGGATCCGCTATGGGTCTCACATTAAACCAAGCCTTTAATGATATTGTTACAGGAATTGGCCGTGGATCGGCATTGATTCTAGATAATCTAGGCATTGTTGTTGATTTGGAAAAAGCTTATAGACGCTTCGCAGAACAAAATGGAAGGACTGTTTCATCGTTAACTGATCTAGAACAAAAACAACTTATTGTCAATGAGGTGATTAAGCAAAGCGAATCTCTTGTTGCTGGTGCCGATTTCTCTAAGCTAACGAGTGAGTTTGAGAAGGCTCAGGCGCAAGCTGAAAATTTTGGTATAAACTTAGCGAATGCTTTCACAGAAATCATTGGTCGAGATTTGGCTGGTCGATTAGCTGATCAATTAGAACGTGTAAATGCTGCTCTTAATTCAGTTGAAGGGCAAGAGAATATTGCTGTTGCTGCTCAAGTAGTTGATGATCAGATATCTAAAATTGATCAATTACTAGAACAATATGAACAAAATACACAACGACAAGCAGAAGCAATTGATAGTGCTTATGAAACTCTGTTTAATATCCCAGGTGTTCAGGCTGCTAGAACGGCAATCCAAGGTTTACAAAGTGACTTAGCGGAGTTAGGGGTACGCCCGATAGATTTAGGGGATCTAGATTCTGCTCTAGATGCCTTACGTGAACTTGAAAATGCCGTAGTTCCACAGGGGTTAAATGATTTTCTTAAAGCATTTAATCCTGGTCCGATAGTTTCATTTGAGGATGCTTTTACAAGCTTTGAAAATAGTGTTAATGAAGCCCAAGTAGCAGAAGAGTTTGACAGGATGGTTAACGCCTTAGCAGGCGCACAGCCATCTTTTCCAGATGAAACTGCTGCTGCAATGAAGCGATTGAAAGACGAAACTCTACAGGCTAATCTTGAATTTGAAGAACTTCTTAAGCTAATAGGAAATATAGAGGCATCTGGGGCAAAAGCTATTGGTGCAGCAGCAGCAGGAATTGTAGATATTGTAGGACAAGAAACGGCATTAAGACTTGCAGAGGATACAACAGCAGAATATCGTAAGCAAATCCAGGCGATTGACTTTGCAAACGTATCTTTGACTGAAAGAGCATTCCTTGAAAATACTATCCGTAATGAAGCACTTGAAGGATTCCAAGCAATTCAGGAAGGATATAAAGAATCCCAAAGCGCTTCAAGACGCGCTGCTCTGCGATCGTGACTGGGAAAC